TATAAGACAAAGAGCGGCGCAAAACCCAGCAGTAGCTTCGAGCTTACTTGGTGGGCTTGGAAGCGCCGATCTTCTTTAGTCTTCAATTACAGCATAGCCACCTAGACCGCTACCGACTGGTGTTCTTACAGTCTCAGTTCTAGTCATTTGCTGCCCTGTAGCTGCAGATACTCTATTGTATTCCTGGTCTATCATGCGTGACAATTGACGCCCTATAGCGCGATCCTCTTGATCTGCTATGAATACTAGCTTACCATAAGCTTCAAGGTTTAGTCCTACTGATTTATATTTTCCGGGGTTTGGCATGGAGGTTCCTTCCCAATAATGTTAGCAAGAACAACATATAATCCCAGAAGGCTTGGGTCAAGACCCAAATATGGTAATAAAAAAGTTATTATCAATAATATTAAATTTGATTCTAAGTGGGAATCAGAACGATATTTGTACCTAAAATCCCTTGAACGCGCCAAAACTGTAAAAGATTTAGAGCTGCAAGTAAGGTTTAATCTGGAGGTGAATGGTCAAAAGATCTGTGCTTACATAGCCGACTTTAGATACAAAAGACAAAATCCAGAGGGTGATTGGGAAGAAATTATTGAAGATGCCAAAGGTGTAGAAACCCCTGAATTTAAACTAAAAAAGAAGCTTATGAAAGCGTGTCTTGGCATAGAAATATACTTATCTAAAAAAAAGTAGTTGACATAATAAATTAATCGGTCATATTTTAACGTTCTAGCAGATTAAAATAACTAAGAGAGGTTGATTATGTCAAATATTGAATTGTTTACTCGTCGTGACGAACTGTCTCAACAAATTCGTTTGTTGAAGGCTCAGGTAAAAGAGATTGATGAAAAGCTTTCAGAATCTTACTTACCAATTGCACGTCAAAAACTGAGTGAACTTGGAAAGGACTTTGGTACAACTAGCGTTTTAGTTGATAACATGAAGTTCAAAGTAAAAGTCACTAAGAAAGTTACTTGGGACCAGGAGGCTTTGAAAGAAGTCTTCACGAGTATGTCCCCAGTGAATGCAAATCATTACGCAAAAATTACTTATCATGTGGAGGAAACCAAATATAATGCGGCTACTCCAGATGTTCGTGATCTATTGCAAACTTGTAGAACCACCGAGATTGGTTCTTTCAAAGTAGAATTGGAGGACTAGAATGGGTTTAAATATTATAACTGCCGATCAACGTATGGCAGAAAAACGAGGTCATAAGATTGTGGTATGTGGTCCTAGCGGAGTTGGTAAAACAACTCTTGCTAGAACTTTAGACTATGATAGTACATTGTTCTTTGACCTTGAAGCTGGAGATGCAGCCATTGAGGGGTGGCCTGTTGATGTGATTAGGCCAAGAACCTGGGGGGAATGCAGAGATTTTGCGTGTTTCTTGGGTGGTCCTAATCCATCACTGGCAGAAGATCAGCCTTATGGTAAATCACACTTTGATTATGTTTCGTCTATTTATGGTGAGCGTGAAGAAATGATGAACAAGTACGATACTTTGTTTATTGACTCAATCACAGTTGCCGGACGTTTATGTTTTCAATGGTGTCAACAACAACCAGAAAGTAGATCAGATCGAACAGGTAAGTTAGATACCAGATCTGCTTATGGTCTGCATGGTCGTGAGATGATGGCTTGGCTAACACATCTTCAACACATTAGAGAAAAGAATGTAATCTTTGTTGGTATCTTAGATGAAACAACAGATGATTATAATCGAAAGCAATATTCTCTACAAATCGAAGGCTCTAAGACAGGGCGTGAACTACCAGGCATTGTAGATGAAGTAATCACAATGTCTATTTTAACTGGCGAGAACGGACCCTACAGGGCTTTTGTGTGTCATGCTTTAAATGATTGGGGGTATCCAGCAAAGGATAGATCTGGTCGTCTTGACGCGCTCGAAGAGCCACACTTAGGTAAACTGATCGCTAAAATGGGGAGCGGCAAACCTCAGTCTGAAAGACCGTTGAATTTTGTCGATCCTAAAACACAAGCTCCTAAAGAAGAGGTAAATAAAAATGATTAACTTAAATGAAGTACAGCCAGAAACAGGTCAAATGGAAAGAACTCTAATTCCGATTGGCACAGTAGCAAGGGCGACGATCTTGGTAAAGATGGGCGAAACATCAATCCCAGAGTTTGGTAATGGTCAGTGGTTTAAAGCATCACAGACTTCATCTGCAAAATGGATGGAACTAGAGTTTACAATTATTGGTGGTCAGTTTGACCGTCGTAAGTTCTGGGACAGAATTTTTGTTGATGGTGACAAGATGGGTGAAAGTGGTATTCCATTAGCAAAAGAGATTGGTTTACGCACTTTGCGATCAATTATTGAAAGCGCAAATAACTTAGACCCAGCGGATATGTCTCCAGAAGCACAGTCTCGTCGTCAGATCTCTGGCGTGGACGCTTTGACTGGTATGGAAATCTGTGCTAAAGTTGGTATCAAGAAGGGTACAAATGGTTATGATGATCAAAACAAGCTCATGGTAGCGTTGACACCAAACCAAAAAGAGTTCATTCCTTCGGGTAATTACGCTTCACCGCAGGTGCAACAACCTACGCACCAGCCACAGGCACAAGCACAACCAGGATCAGGTGGTCCTATTCCTAGTTGGGCAAATAAATAATCTAGCGGCAGGACTCTTGGTTGTCTGCTAGAAACACGGATCGGGGGGCCGTGAGCCGCTAACCCCCCAACTTCCAGTAGCGTAAGGAAATCAAATGTTATTAAGACCCTATCAAGAGGTCGCTGTGTCAGATGCGTCTACAGCCCTCGATAAACATAACAACACAATTGTTGTTGCTCCTACAGGGGCTGGAAAGACTATCATGATGTCTGCCTTAATTGGCAAGAGACATAAAAAAGGAAAACGTGTTTTAGTTCTTCAACATAGAGATGAACTGGTTGAACAAAACAGCGTTAAGTTTAATAAAGTAAATCCCTACATTACGACTAGCGTTGTGAACGGCTCAATGAAACATTGGGATGGAGAAGCTGTTTTCTCTATGGTTCAAACAATGTCCAGGGATGCAAACTTACGCAATAGACCTAAGTTTGATATGGTTGTTGTAGACGAAAGTCACCATGCTGCCGCTCCGACATATCAAAAGATTATTGATGCAATTCGAGAAGACAATGACAACGCTGAAATCGTAGGATTTACAGCCACTCCTAATCGTGGAGATAGAAAAGGGTTAAAGAGTGTCTTTAACAACTGCTCACATCAGATTGAATTAACTACATTAATTCGTGAGGGCTTTTTAGTAAAGCCTACTGCCTACGTTATTGACGTTGGTGTGCAGAGCGAATTGGGAGAAGTTCGAAAGCTTGCTAACGATTTTGATATGGAGCAAGTTGAAGCAATTATGAACCGTACAATCATTAATGAGCGTGTGGTCAAAGAGTGGTTAGAGAAGGCTTCAGATAGAAAAACCGTTGTGTTTTGCTCTACTATTCGCCACGCAAATGCTTTGCTTGATGAGTTTGTTGCAAATGATATTAATGCAGAAATCGTAACTGGAGAAACGCCTTCTGATGAACGTGCAGATATTTTGCAGAGTTTAGAGTTTGGTAATGTCCAGGTTGTAATAAACGTAGCTGTTTTAACTGAAGGTTTTGACGCTCCACCTGTTTCGTGCATTGTTCTCACTAGGCCATGCTCATACAAATCTACAATGGTTCAGATGATTGGGCGTGGATTGCGTATCATTGACCCAGAGATATATCCGGGATTAATTAAGAAAGATTGCATTGTTTTAGATTTTGGCACCAGTATCTTAACGCATGGTGCTTTAGATGAGAACGTAAACCTAGACGGCGCTCCAGAGAACGTTGAAGGAATGGGAATTGAGAAACAATGCCCAGAGTGTGATTTCATCATTCCAGCTAACTCAAGAGTATGTCCTAATTGTGGTCATGGTTTTGAGGGCGTTGCAAAGTCAGAACTATCAGACTTCTCATTAACAGAATACGATTTAATGCAACTATCTCCGTTCAGATGGTTAGATATTTTTGGCAATGGATCTTGTATGATGGCTACAGGATTTCAAGGATTTGGTTTAGTTGCTACGATAGATGATACTTCTATAGCTATTGTTAAATCTAAACATGGTAAATTAAGGGCTGTTTCTATTGGCGCTCGTGTGCAAGCAACTTCTGCAGCAGATGATTTTCTTCGAGAGATTGAAGATAGTAGTGCAGCTAACAAAACAAAAAGATGGCTTTCACAAACTCCGTCTGCTTTGCAAGTGCAACATTTAAAGTCAAATGGTGTCACTGTTAGCCCAATGGATTTTTCTTGGGACAAATACAAAGCGGCTTGTTGGTTAAGCTATCTTTGGAACAAAAATGATATTGATAAAATGGTGAGGGAGATTGGTAATGGAGAGAAATGATTTAATTGATTCAGCAAAAGAATTGGTTAATGGTGATCGAGCTGAGGTGTACGGTGATGCAAAAATTAACCATGAGCGCATAGCAATTGGTTGGAATGTTATCGTTGATGGAGCCATAAAAACGCATGGTCATTTGACACCAGGGCATATTGCGTTGATGATGGACTGGACAAAGACGTGTAGATTAGTTGAAACTATAGACCATGAAGACTCTTGGGTAGACAAAATAGGTTACGCTAGTTTGGGCGGAGAAATGTCAACAGGGAAAGAGTGATGCCAAGATTTGAAATGTCAATACTGTTAGCACTAGAGAACGATTCTGGTGAGATTAACACAGAAGAATATGACATGATATGCTGGGCAGATAATCCAAATGACGATAAAAAAGTACATGACACAGCAACAAAAATTGTTGATGAACATACTGATCGTTTAATAGATTTAAAAAAAATAGTTTTGTTTGGGATAGCTTACATAAAAGTAAACCCAGATAAGATAATGAATTTGTTTTTTGAAAACCACAAAATTGATAAGAAGAAAATAAAAATGGTTATGGATTTATATAGCCACTACGAAGACGATAAAAGAATACATTGAGGGAGAGATATGGATACAGATTTAAGAAAACCTATGGAGGAGTTGTCACTTATTTGCAAAGGCATTGGGTGGGAAAAAAGATTATGTGATTTAACAGATAAAGATGCTCAAACCTTAATTTTTGGTTTGCAAAATGCACGAAGAATAGAAGCGGAGGTAAAAATTGGAAAACTCGAAGACGATTACTATGAGTCAACTGGCGTCAGCGCAACAACCAGTATCCCCTTTTAAGAATATTACTGACCACATTGAGTTTGCAGTTGATGAAGCAATCGTTGAGGTTAATAATAAAAAGCCAAAGAGGAAGTACATAGGTGCTTCTTCCATTGGAGAGGAGTGTTCAAGAAAAATTCAATACAGGTTTATGGGGTATCCATCAGACAAGGATAAAGAATTTAGTGCTAGAACATTGCGTATATTTCAGTTTGGACATGAGATTGAGGATTACGCTGCAAAGTGGTTAAGAGATGCAAAGTTTGATTTAAGAACAGAAGATACCAATGGTAAGCAGTTTGGTTTTTCAATAGCTGATGATCAGATTAAAGGCCACATAGATGGCGTTATCTGTGATGGACCTGTCACTATGAACTATCCTTTGTTGTGGGAAAACAAATCTGCAAATGATAGAAAGTTTAAAGAATTTGTTAAGCTTGGTGTGGCAAAAGCTAATAAAGTTTATGCAACTCAGATAGCTTTGTACCAGGCGTATATGGAACTATCAGACAACCCATGTTTGTTTACGGTTGTTAATAAAAACACAAGTGAAATCTATTATGAATTAGTTCCTTTTGATAAAGACCTTGCTCAGTCAGCAAGCGACAAAGCGGTAAATATCTTGACTGCAATTAAATCAGGTGACATTCTACCACGCATCGCACAGAGTAAGGATTTTTATTTGTGTAGGTTCTGTGATTTTCAGAATGCGTGTTGGGAGCAATAAAAATAAAAATATAAATTGGGTGGAAAAATGGGCGTACTTAGAATTGGTAATACAAAATCAAAAAATCTAGCAGACGATATTAGTGAAAAAGTTCCAAAATCAGTACAATTACAAGCGTTAATTGATACATATCCCAATGGGATAATGAGAGGAACACAGTTTGAAATTGGTTCTTTAGATGGAGAAAAGGGAAAGTCACTAAAGATATCTGTTGATGCTAATAGATCTGATTTTATGCAAGGTATGGATTTCAGTACCCATGAAGGCGTTGGCGGTATTACAAAGATTATGATGGAAGGTCGAGGTATGACGCTGCAAGACGTGTCTGAATACTTTGCTGATTACTTAGGGCCAGAGTTTCGTCCACCTCCACCAGAGAACCCTGTCAATCTTAATCTTAACCAGGAAAGCCCAAAACCTCAAAAGATGCAGATTGACATAAACACACCACATGATGGTGAACACGTTTATACATCTAGTGAGGGTGAGATCATATGCCTTGTACGGCGTTACATATCTAGGAGCGAAGATGGAGAGGTTCTTCGAGGTAATGATGGCAAGGCTAAGAAAGAGTTTCGTCAATTCTCTGGCAACAGTACGTTTCCTAAAATGCCAGATACAAGACCTTTGTACAACATTCCGGGTATATTAGAAGCAGAGCGCATCATATGGGTTGAAGGTGAGAAGTGTGCAGACGATCTAAACTCCTTGGGTCATACAGCCACCTGTCATTTAGGGGGCGCTGGTATGCTTTCTGTTAGATCTGCACCTAGCTATGA